CCCACATTAGAGGAAATACAATGAAAATCTTAGTAACTGGGGATCAAGGATTTATTGCTCCGCACGTGATACAGGCACTAAAAAATACAGGACACAGTGTCGACAGTTTTGATTGGCACAATCGGCATCGTGGTGTTATGGAATATGATTGGGTAATACATATTGGAGCCAACAGTTCAACCACCGAACGAAACATTGATCTTGTACTACAGCAAAATCTTGAATACAGCATTGAACTTTTTAATGAATGTAAAACTTTTGGCGTTAACTTTCAATATTCCAGTTCGGCTAGTGTGTACGGACTGAATCAAAATTTTAAAGAATCTTGCAATCCAGATCCTCGCAGTCCTTATGCTTGGTCCAAATATCTGTTTGACAGACATGTGGAACAACACCGCGGAGGTAACGTTGTACAAGGTTTTAGATATTTTAACGTGTACGGACGTGGCGAGATGCACAAAGGATCTCAGGCCAGTCCTGTAACACAGTTTCGAAATCAGGCAAGAAAAACTGGCAAGATTAAATTATTCTATAACAGCGAAAACTACTGTAGAGATTTTGTCTGTGTCGAAGACGTAGTTGATTCGCATTTGAGATTTTTAAACACCAATGTCAGCGGAATTTTTAATGTCGGAACAGGTAGTACCAGAAGTTTCGAACGTATCGCCAGACTGGTAGCCGAACAAGAATCAGCCGAAATTGAATACATTCCTATGCCCCCGATCTTGACCTCTACGTACCAAGAACATACACAAGCAGACCTTACTCAATATAATCTCGCAGTTGGTCCAAAAGAATGGACTAGTGTTGAAGATTGGATGAAACTAAATTATGACCTTTGATAAAATTTTAGCCTTTGAAAAAGAGTTAGCCAAATTTACTGGGGCACCGTATGCAATTATGACAGATTGTTGTACACACGCCATTGAAATGTGTTTACGATATTGTAAAGTTAAACATACTAAATTTACTGCGTATACCTATTTGAGCGTTCCAATGACCATGCATAAATTAAACATCGACTACGAATTGGTTCCAGAAACTTGGACCGGAGAGTATCGATTTTATGGAACTGATGTTTGGGACAGTGCCCGTCGATTAGAAAAAAACATGTACAGAGAAGGTCAGATGCAATGTTTAAGTTTTGGTCACGGAAAGCCGTTGGCAATTGGTCGCGGAGGTGCTATTCTTCTTGATGATGTGGTTGCCTACGACACCATATTGCACCAACGCTATGATGGTAGAGATTTAACAGTAAGTCCGTGGCAGGATCAAACCGTTTTTAAAGTTGGGTTTCATTATAAACCAACTATCGAAGAAGCACAGCAAGGATTGGCCTTGCTCGAAGGTGTTAAAGAATCAAAACCAATTCCGGCTAAAGTTCATTACCCAGATTTAAGAAAAATAACTATTGTGCCTTGACACAACAATCTAAATACATTACAATTATACAAAGACATCCACGTCACTAACTCGGAGAAACAATGACAGATAAAAAAGAAACAGGATTAGACGCCATGGCAGGAGATGGCGGATACAAAGAAGCATACCTAGGTGATCATATTCGCTTTAAAATGAAACGTGAAGGCAAACGTTTCTGGGCAGGCGACAACATTAGTGATTACTTGCACGAAGGTGATATTGAGAAACTAATCGACGAAGCAACACCTGCATTTGAAAAAATGCTGGATGTGTTATTGATCGATCGTGAAACAGATCCTAATAGCAAAGGCACAGCAAGACGACTTGCTAAAATGTATTTTAACGAAATAATGGCAGGCAGATATGACCAAGCACCAGACGCAACAGCATTTCCAAACGACAGCGAAGATCGATATGAAGGAATGCTTGTGGTGCGTAGTGAGCTTCGCAGTATGTGCAGTCATCATCACCAACCTGTCAGTGGCGTTGCTTATATCGGGATTATTGCCGCTCAAAAGCTCATTGGTCTTAGCAAGTACACTCGTATTGCTCAGTGGTGTGCTCGTCGTGGCACATTACAGGAAGAACTTGCTAACGACATTGCCAGAGAAATTGCCAAAGCAACTGGAGCAACTGACCTAGGAGTATACATCCAGGCTGTACACGGATGCTGTGAAAATCGTGGCATCATGGCACATAGTAGTTTGACACAGACTACTGTATTAAAAGGTTCATTCAAAGACGACCCTGGTACAAAAAAAGAGTTCTTTGATAACATCAAACTGCAACAAGAGTTTGCACCGCGATAAGGAGACATAACATGGCAACATGGACTATTAGAACACACTACAAAAAATCTTGTGAACAGATTGAGTATTTTTACAATCGCAAAAACAGTGACAAGATTGTTGTGCGTGACGGATTTCGTCGTGCAGAATTTATTATCTATACCACCGATGATGAGTTTCCTCAATTTGAATTTGATGAGGTACCGGGCGGAGATGGCAAGCGAGACAGTATAGACTTATTCGGTTTAATTGGTGACAATATCGATTCAACTGAGATGGTCGAAATGTACGATGGCGGTTGCTGGGGTGATGTCGAAGTTGAAGTCGAGGACGAAGAAGAAGCAGAACGACTTCGTGAACTCATCGACGAAGAAGGTGCATACGCACTGGAAGAAGATGGCGACGGTGATTGGTTCCTTGACGAAACAGAATGTTGGGTATGGGGACCGCTTGAAATTGAAGATGAAGCGGGCAATGTTCGTATTATTATTGCCGACAATGACGGCAATGTCATTGATTTTGTAGAGGAAGAATAATGTTAGATAAATTTTTAGAATGGTGTAATCGTAACAGTAAATCAATTAGCCTCACAATTGGTGGACTAAATGTACTGTCTGGACTAAGTGCATTATTCAATGGCAATTACGGAGTTGCTATTATAGGATTCACAATCGGTGGTGCCCTTATATTTGATGCTTATCGAGGATTTAAATGAGTCGAGTTTATCTAATCAAACCATTGGAAAAGAAAAGCATTGTCTACCATGTGGAGATGTTTCGTGAGAACCCGGATGGCACTACAAGTTGGTTTAATATCGACGAAACATATCGGTGGGGTCAGGGCTTTATTGAAGAAGACTTAGATTGTAATCTTCCTTGGGAAGGTGATAAGGTTGCTTACGCTAAAACTGATGCCGGGTGGGGTTGCGAGTTTGACGACAGCATCAGCATTGAATGGGAATTCAGTGATGACATCGACGAAATGGAACAACAAGAACTAAAAGAAGCATACTACGAAGGTGGAGCAGGTTGGCTCTATGATGGTGAACATGATTGGCAAGAAGAAGATGCCGCAGTGCATATTATTGCACCATACCAAGTCAGCTTGTGCGAGGATGACGGCACAGTGATTGAAGAAAATGTAAAACTAAAATCTCGTCCAACGCCCAGCAACGCATGGCCATTTCCAACCTAAGGACAAATAATTATGTGGCTTCTTAAAATTTTAGAAAAATTAGGTCGCAAACGTATTGTATTGGACAGGATAAACAATGAACCTTACCTCGAACGCTACTACCTTTTTCTTAAGGATAGAAAGCATTTCCCCTTCAATGTGTTTCTTCACAAGTTCCTTAAATCAGACCCCGATGATGTGCATGATCATCCATGGCCTTACGCTACTCTAATTCTAAAAGGTGGATATTATGAACACATTCCGAACTTTAATCCGGCGGGTGCCCTTGTCGGTCATACACGGTATTGGCGTGGTCCTGGGCACTTCCGTATTTGCAGTGCTAATAGCTATCACCGTGTTGAGCTTAAAGAAGGAACAGACTGCTGGACAATGTTCATGCCTGGTCCACAACGTAGAGAATGGGGATTTCTCGTAAAGAATAAATGGATCCAACACGAGGAATATTTGTCTCATCGTGCTTCTAAAAAGTCTTACACATGATAACACTGCCACCTGGCTGTACAGTCAATTATCCAATAACCATTGAGCTAGAAAAACTCAATGATAACATGATACAATGGTTCCAAGAAGTTGGTGGTAATGTAAAACATGATGACTATTGGGATTACCGAGGGCGACTAGTTAAAAGATTATATGTGTCATATGGCAAAGGTAAATGGTGTCATTATCATCAAAACGGTACAGAACAAGTAAGGTTACACTTTAATGGAACCGACGGTCCAGTGGCCACAATGTTTTTAATGACATTTCTTGACCAAATTGCATCGCACAATTTTAGAGAATTTCAAAAGGAGAATGTATGAAAGAATTTATTATCAAAGATGATCAAGCATTTCGATTGCGTGTAAAAAGTTGGAAATGCGTTAAACCTAGTGAACTCAATGCCATTGAGTTCATTCAAGAATCCAAGAACAAAAATCAAGAAGTAGATCTTAGTTCAACCTATCAATTTTTCATGACTGATGAAGAGTTGAAAAAGTTAGCCAATGGTTTGCTTTCTATGCACAATTAACTATAATAAATATTATTCCAAGCGGCCTTTGGCTTTCATCCCGCTATACAAACTCTGCCAGCCTATGCTAAAATTTAACATAGGAGAAACAGCATGACACCAGTAGTTTACAAATATACAAGTACCAAAGAGTACCATGACGCATTTCCCTGCGCCTATAGACAGTGGAGGGCAGACAGTCATTGTAATTTAATTCATGGCTATTCATTTAGCATGAAGTTTTTCTTTGGTACCAATGACCTAGATGTCCGCAACTGGGCTGCCGACTACGGTGGCCTAAAAGAACTAAAGCGAACACTAGAAGATCAATTTGACCATACACTTATTGTAGCACAAGATGATCCCGAAATGGAAACATTTAAACTGTTACAAGAACGTAACATGGCCAAGATAGTTGTGTTACCAAAACTAGGCTGTGAGGGACTGTCTGACATGCTGTACAAGTATGTGAATGGCGTATACATTCCTGAGATGTGGGGACCAGGCGAAGCCGCACGTTTGTGGTGCTATCGTGTAGAAGTACGTGAAACGCAGAGCAACATGGCTTTCCGTGAAGGTCACCGTGAATGGAATGAGGATTTGTTTGCATGACAGACAAAGAATGGTTAGATAAAGTTGTACTCAGTGCCACTGTTTACAACAGTCAACGACTTCACACCGATTTTCAAGAAGATGAAGTGTTGAAGTTTGTAGCATGGATGCATCAGCAATACGGAATTGCTCATACAAAGCCTAATCCTACACACATTAACACACCCGAAAAACAGAAACATGAACAGCTTGGAAAAAATCTGGGCTAGAGCAACCGGTCATCTAATGGGTAATACCGACGATGACCGACCCGACGTGCCAATTCTCACACGCCGAGAAGCCCGAATAGCCTTGTTCTTTAAAACGTTCTGGGTTATAATACATGTTGTGACCTGCTTTTTTATTATTGCAAACACAATACGTCATTGGAACTAATATGAACTCAAAAGAAAATGAAATCTTGCTCATTACACAAGAGGAATGTGCAGAAGTAACACAGGCTATCTCTAAATGTTATCGCTTTGGATTAGATAACTTTAAGCCGGGCAAACCTAAAACAAATAGAGACCACCTGGCAGAAGAGCTAGGGGACTTGCAGGCAATGATTGATTTGTGCATCAAGTTCAATCTAGTAGGTAGCGAACAGATTAGTATTGCCGCAGACAACAAAATTGCCAAACTAAAACAATGGTCAAATATTTTTAAAGAAGACTTAAATGAGCAAAATTAAAATAGCAGAACTGTTTTACAGTATTCAAGGAGAAGGCCGCTACATGGGTGTGCCTAGTGTATTTCTACGCACATTTGGATGTAACTTTAAATGCGAGGGCTTTGGCATGCCACGTGGCCAGGTAAGTCACGAGGCCACAGACATTGCGGCCACGCATACAATGATTAAAGCATTTGAGAAATACGAAGACTTGCCACTGGTCAGTACAGGCTGTGACAGCTATGCTAGCTGGCATCCTGACTTTAAAGAACTTAGTCCGATGCTGACCACAGATGCCATCGTAGATCGCATTATGGAAATTATTCCTTACAATGAATGGAAAGATGAACACTTGGTTATCACAGGCGGCGAGCCATTGCTGGGTTGGCAACGTGCTTATCCAGACTTGTTGGATCATCCCAAGATGGCGGGCTTGACAGAGATCACATTTGAAACCAATGGTACTCAAAAGTTAACTCCGGAATTTAAAGAGTATTTGAAAACCTGGCAAACAAGAACATGGCACAATGGTGGACCAATTCGAGAAATTACATTCTCAGTAAGTGCTAAACTTCCTTGCAGTGGCGAGAAGTGGGAAGATGCTATCTGTCCTGAGATTGTTCGCGAGTACGAACAAGTTGGCACAGCATACTTGAAGTTTGTTATTGCCACCGAAGATGATTTTGATGATGCTGTTACTGCCACTGTTGAATTCCGCAAAGCAGGATTCCGAGGACATGTTTATCTGATGCCTGTGGGCGGAGTAGAGAGTGTGTATGCGCTGAACAATCGCACAGTGGCAGACCTAGCTATGCGACATGGTTTACGCTACAGCGACAGATTGCAAGTGCCGTTGTTCAAGAACGAGTGGGGTACCTAATGAATCTATTAGATAAACTGTTTGGCAAAAAACCAGAAGTGGCCGCTCCTGCAATGCCAGAGCAGTCGGCACCAGTAGAAAATACTAAACCAAAAACATCAAAGAAAAAATCTCCAAAGGAATTGGCCACTGAAAACGGAGAGCCTTGGGTCAATGTATTATCTGTTGAAGTGGACCCCGACAACATTGGCAATGGTGCATTTGAATTAGATTGGAATGAAATTTTTGTAGCTCGATTAGTAAAAGCCGGTTACAAAGGCAAAACAGATGTTGACATTGTTGATCGTTGGTTTCAGGATGTGTGCCGCAATGTAGTTTTAGAAAACTTTGAACAATGGGAAAGTAACCAACCAATGGAAGCTAGACCACGCATTGTTGACCGCAAAGACTTAGGCGACGGACGTAGTGAAGTATCGTGATTCTTTATGTAAATGGTGACAGTCACAGTGCTGGCGCAGAGGCAGTAAACTCCTACGCCTTTGCCGAAGACGATCCACTGTACTGGGCCTTGGGCAGGCAACCACACCCCGACAACGAGCGAGTAAGTTACGGATGTGAATTGGCCAATATGATGAATGCTGTATTGTACTGTGATGCCGAGTCGGCTAGCAGTAATCAAAGAGTTATTCGAACTACATGGGATTACATAACCGGTGAGCAAAAACCAGATTATATTGTAATTGGATGGAGCACTTGGGAACGAGCTGAATTTTCTGATCCAGCAACTGGAATAGTTTGGCAAGTAAATGCCGGCGGTGTTGGTGAGGATTGGCCTGCATGGCTCAAGGATGCATACCCAAAATACATTAGCGAAATCGATTGGCCTACAGAAATGCGTCAGTCACATAATACAATTTACAAATTTCATTTGGACCTGACACGCAAAGGTATTCGACATTTGTTTTTCAATACCTACAGTCATTTTGACGAATTGCACATAGACAAAAAATTTGACTGGAACAACTGCTACATTGATCCTTACTGTTCAAACGGCACCTATTACCAATGGTGTATTCAACATGGGTTTAAAACAGTTCGCCCAGACTCATACCATTTTGGTGCCGATGCACATGCGGCCTGGGCCAAATTCTTATATAGCCAAATTGTGCATAATGAGTTGACGAAACCTAAATAATATGCTATTATTACCACATGAGATATCTAATTGTAGACACAGCTAACACATTCTTCCGTGCCCGTCACAGTGCCCACCGTCAAAGCGATACGTGGGACAAGTTGGGTTTTGCTATCCACGTGACCTTGGGTAGTGTTAACAAAGCCTGGCGAGATCAGAAAGCCGACCATGTGGTTTGGTGCTTAGAAGGTCGAAGCTGGCGCAAGGACTTTTATGAGCCGTACAAAAAGAACCGTGCAGTCGCACGTGCCGCCCTTACAGAAACTGAAGCAGAAGAAGACAAGCTCTTTTGGGAAACTTTTGATGAGCTCAAAACGTTTCTGCAAGACAAAACAAATTGTACTGTTCTCAGGCACGAAAACCTCGAGGCAGATGACTTGGTGGCAGGATGGATACAAAGTCACCCTAACGATGAACACGTTATTGTAAGTTCGGACACAGACTTCTATCAGTTGCTGGCTCCCAATGTCAAACAATATAATGGCATTGCCGATGAGTTGCATACCCTAGAAGGTATCTTTGATAAAAAAGGCAAACCGGTTGTTGATAAAAAAACTAAAGAGGCAAAAAGAATTCCCGATCCTAAGTGGATTCTTTTTGAAAAATGTATGCGTGGCGATACATCAGACAATGTGTTCTCGGCCTATCCAGGTGTGCGTACCAAAGGTTCTAAAAACAAAGTTGGTCTTGCCGAAGCCTTCGAGGACATGAACAAAAAAGGTTTTGCGTGGAACAATCTCATGCTACAAAGATGGGTAGACCACAATGATGTAGAACACAGAGTATTAGATGACTACGAAAGAAACAGGATCCTAGTGGATCTGACTGCCCAGCCCGACGATATTAAAGAAAAAATAATCAGTACTATAAAAGCAAATTCTATAGCCAAGAACGTGCCGCAAGTTGGTACAAAATTTTTAAAGTTTTGTGGAAAATTTGAGCTAAGCCGAATTGGTGACCAAGCACAGAATTATGTGGAGTTGTTGGTTGCTCCTTACCAAGGAAATTAACATGAATGAAAAATTTAAAGAGTTTAGTTTGCTAGCCGGTGGGTCGCATTACCCTACAGTCAATTCCAACTTACAACAAAAATTTGGCGAAGAAATTATCAAACATGTTATGCATTTTATTGAGCGCGAAATTGTTGTAGCATACGAACAAAAAGAAAACTGGACTGCGGCCACACTAGAAGCATTAGCCTTAGAAATTCTTAATGAATTTGATATGGAGATCGATAGCAAAGACGATATCGAGGTTGATGAAAATTGGGATGCCGAAGCTGAACTACAAAAAATAATTGATGAGTTTGAGCAAAGCAAATGATGTATTACCCGGAACATTTTCACTAAAGGAATTATATGGAGACGCTGTTAGCCAAACCAATTGTTAAAAATAAGTTTTGGATTGTAGAAAATCATGGCAAAAAAATTGCCACTATTCAAACCATTGACGAAACCGGGGGAGTAGTTTACGTACAGGATCAAGAACGCAGTTACTTTCCTAGTGTCAAGTTGTTGGGGAAGAAACATAATATTGTTTTTGATAAACAAAAGAAAACAGAGAAGCCGCCAGTTAAACAAAACATCTACGATGTGTATGGATATTCGTCGACGTTTAAACCTTACAATCTTTTATATGATGTAAGAAAAAAATTGCCCATTTTTACTAAAACAGCCAAGAGTAAAAGTTATTTCTGTGCAGGACATTACTTGATCAAATTTAGTACTGTTTGGACCAAAGCGTTTTGCCCAAAGCTCATTACTTTGCAACGCTATGAATTTGTTGGACCATTTGAAACCAAGGAAGAAGCCACCGAGCGGGCCAGAGAACTCAACACCGACTAATTTCAAAAACTACGTATATTTTGTCATAAATAAATTATAAGGAAACGTTGAAATGTCAAGACCTAAACCGAATGTTCTATTAGAATACGTTAATAAACAAAACTATAAAAGTGACCAAGTACTTAGCAGTGAAGGTATCTGGGCGGTGTTTTACGATAATCAACCCATTAATTTAAAATCTCACAATATACTGGTTGCATATCCTGGCCCAAAATACAAGAAAGTCAGTTTCTCCAATCCGGGTCATGCTATTAATTTAGCAAAAAAATTAAACACATTATTCAAGTCAGACAAATTCACAGTTGTCTTGCTAAAACAAGGTGACAAGATCTACCCATGATAAACAGTCAGAGTATCAGCAGAAATTCTTAAACTCTGCTCGATCAACTGTTGAATCTTCGTACCCAAATTTCTCAAATCTGTGGTGGGTCAATCCACTAAATCGAAATAGTATGCGTTTGACCAAACTCGGTTACGGGTTTGTTACAAAGTTTACAAATTTAAAATTCACCGAAGTTAATCTATCACACGATATAAATTCCAAACATCTTCTACAGTTAGAAAGACTGATAGAAGAGCCTTACCATTTAAAATACTATAACAAAAACAATTTTGCAGTTCCGCAAAAACGCGGTACCATCTACTTGCTCGGCGAGCAAGATGCGTTAATGTTGTTACTACATGCCGGCAATCTTGCACAATATCTAGATAATTTACAATCTTAATACAAAATAGTTATATTGACAAATATTCTGTTTTGTTGTATAATTCAGTGGTAGGCAAAAATCTACATTATTTTTAACTCTAGGAGAAACAAATGATAAAGCGAATTTCGCGCTCACTGTCGGATGTTGCTGTAGAAATTCTTCAGAAATTGAAGGACGAACACGGCGTCACTGACCAACAACTTGCACAACTACGAAGCCGTGTTTTTAACTCGGGATATCGATTCCCACTGGGCGGCATACGAGTATCAACATCAATCATCTGGATTGACTACGAAGTACAACGAGACGTAATCATCAAAACAATTTTGGCACTGTTAGCCAAGTGGGACAACCGCATCTGTCAGCCGGCGGCTTGTAATACCTATCTAGACTTGGTAGAACTGATTGATACCGCCAAACACATTTACAAATTCAAACGACTGTTTGTGTACGATGCCCAGCACCGTTGTGTGACCCTGGCTATCCTTGGCTTTGAAGAAATTTATGTTACTGTAGTAGTCGATGAAGATCCCAAATTCCCAAGCTATGCTTTCCGAACCAGCAACAGTGTGGTAAAGAAAATTGGCAGGCCAGACTTCCACCGCAACAACATTCGTCTTTACAGCCTTGGTGTGTATGACGAGGAAACTATTCCAGCCTACAATCTGCAAGAGCAGTTTAACCGACTCAAGATCGACTTTGTTGAAAAGCCAGAAATCATCCCGGTTGCAGAACGTCAAGACTTTTACATGAGTCACTTTGACTATGCTTACAAGCCCATGGGTGCAGACAAAACTGGTAAAGTAGCAGGACAGATTCTTGAAGCTATCGTCAAGACTTGGCCCAAACAGTCCAAAATCCAAAACGGTATCTACATTGGTCTGTATCATATGAATACTGTTGTTAACAGCTTGGGCAAGAAAATGCCCCGAGACTGGATGCTACAGGTTTGTAAGGGTGTAGCACAGAGTTTTGCCAACAGCGAACATGTTGAAACGTCGGCAAGCCGTCATGCTAAATGGATCAGTAGATCCAACACCTGGAACGTACCCGAAGGCATGTTCAAGTTCATGCGTGAAGTTTATAAACTCAACGGTGGTGCCTTGCCTATTCCCAGCGACGGTGCTGACTTTGAGTTAGAAAAAGGACTGTGGGTCGATGCGGCATTGATTCCTAACCATGCAAATTTGTATAAGGCACCTGTAGTAACATCGCAAGGAGTTGCTTAATGAGTATACCTGAACAAAAAATTGAACAGGCTCTTCGACTGCTAAAGGAGGCGGTTGAAGGGTTTGAAGAAATCAACTATCGCCAAGTAATGGTAGAACGAAACGAAGATGCATATCGCATTACCAAAGAGTTTATTGCTTCTGAAGTTAAACGCTATGTTGAAATGTATCGCAATCTAACCACACTTGATCAACGTGCTAGATTGATTCGTGACATGATTGACTTGTTGTTGCGTCGTGGCCATGGTTATTGTATCGAAGGCAGCATCGGTTCTCATTATCGACAAGTTGATGTTGATGTTGATAATTGTATTTTTGAACACATGATCCCGCAAAGTCGTATTAGAGATTTGTTAATACAAGATCGTATTAGCATTGAACAAGCAATGAATCCTCCTACTTGTTTGATTAGCAAAGAAAATGATGCACAGTTAAGCAAGAGTGGATTTAATAACAAAACACCTAGCTATTGGCACTTCTTTGATAGATACACTGGGGTGTTTACTGCTCAATACGAAACATTCAACGGACAAGCTATTACTAACCCGCACGAATGGGACTTAGGCAAACATTTTAGCTTTTTTGGAGTAAATAAATGATGGAAAATACTATTGTAAATATTCAACGTGAAACGTCTGAAGAAGCAGAACAAGCACAACTGGCCGCACAAATTTTCACAGATCGGGCAGTTGCGGCTATTAGAAGTGTCTTAAAGACTGGACCAAGTCTGAGTCATTGTGTCGAGTGCGGCGAAGACATTCCAATCGAGCGTCAACGTGCTGTTGCTGGTTGTGAATTGTGTATATACTGTCAGTCTGCGTCAGAACGTTTGCGTCAACGTTAATTAATCACTTAAATTTTGGAGATTTTCAATTATGATTTCAATGCAAGAATTTATGGAAGTTGTTGAGTACCGTATCACCGAAGGTAGCGAGTACACTTGGAACTGTTTTCCGATTGGGTCTAAACCATATAATCTGTCGGCCTGGAACGGTGAGCATGACGGCTGGAGTTTTAATATTATATTTGATACTGTAAAGCAAACAGTCTTTATTGTTGAAGCATGTGATTATAAAAACGATCGAGCTTATAGATTGATCAATCCAGACTACAAAACAGATTATGAGGAGTATGCTAAAAGGAACAACTCTGAACTGGCTGACCAGGCCTGGGACAGTGTTGACTTCGTAGACCTCGAAGAGGACGATGACTGGATACAAAAAGCATTGGCCATCCGAGCAGGAGAAGATTACGATACACGAGTCAGTATACCAGTGGATTTAGACAAAGAATCTTTGTTTTCTCTTATGCAAATGGCACACGAACGAGATATAACACTCAATCAAATGATTGAAGAAATTCTGCGTATACAGCTAGGTCTAAAATGACTTAAATAGTTAATGAGACTTTTTATTATTGTATGGCTAACGCTGTGGCATCTTTCAACATCGGCACACACTCTCTGGGTTTATGATCAAGAGAATAAGCAAGTGGTATTGGAGGAAAACGGCGATCAAGTACGTCCCATTGCTAGCATTACTAAAATAATGACAGCAATGGTCTATTTAGATTATACGCAGGAATTAGATCAAAAAATTTATTTTAAACCAGTGCTAGGCAGTAGGTTGCCTGCAAGAGAATATACTAGATCCGACCTCTTAAAGGCCTTGTTGGTTAAAAGTGATAATTCTGCCGCAGAGATGTTGGCGGCAGACTATCCTGGGGGCAGAGAAGAGTTTATTCGAGCAATGAATGTAAAAGCCATTCTGCTTGGTATGCATAATACTAGTTTTGTTGATCCCAGTGGGCTGGGAAAAAATAATCTCAGCACCGGACAAGAAGTAAATCTAATGACCAACTTGGCCTTTACCTATTACGAGTTTATCAAAGAAACTAGTGCTAAAAAACAAGTTACGGTAGAAACAAAAACTAAAAAGAAAAAGAGTTTGATTACATTGGATAATACCAATTCAAATTTGCTGAATAGATTTAGTAATATTGTTATGAGTAAAACTGGATTTACCAGTCCAGCCGGAAGATGTGTAACTTTTGTAATCAAAGAAAATCAACGGCTTTATACCATTGTGATACTGGGTGCCAAATCGGTTCCTGATCGAATTGACTTGGCAAAGAAAATAATTTATAATTTACAAACTGGAGTGTGACATGACTGATCTTGAATTTGTATTTTTGGGAATTATTGTTTATCTGTTATTTCGTGGCTTTGTTCGAAGTGTGGCCACTTCAGTCAAGCCTGCAAAAAAAGAAATAATTGGCAACGAAAAGTTTATCTGGGTCACCATTGAACGAAACGAAACTGGATTCTTTGGTTACGATATCAAAACCGGTTCGTTTATAGCCTGGGGTCAGACCTTGGATGAATTTAGAGAAAAGTTTGTAAAAAGATTTCCAGACCAACCGGGGTTGATTGTTACCCCAGTTCGACAAGAAGACTTTAGTATTAAATCATTAACTGAATAAGGAGATTATTATGTTTGGAACAACGTACACAGGCGGAATGTCATATCGTTCTGCTAGCGAAATTAACTCAGCAATGGGTCGTGTCTACGGACACATGAGTCTTGCTGTTATTGTGTCAATGCTTGTGAGTTACTTTGTGGGCTCTAGTCCAGAGTTATTGGCATTCTTTTTTACAGGTGTAATGAAATGGATTGTGATCTTTTCACCACTGGTAGCAATCTTTGGTGTGGCAATGGTATTAGCTAATAATCCTAGTAAAGGTGTGGCACAGTTATGCCTACATGGATTTGCGGCCCTAATGGGATTGAGCTTTGCCACGATCTTTGCTGTATTCACCATGGGGTCAATTGTTAGTGCTTTTATGGGTGCGGCTATATTGTTTGGTACAATGAGTGCGTATGGATACTTTACTAAACAGAGTCTAGATAGTGTCGGTAAGTTCTTGTTTGTTGGTTTGATCGCCATCTGTATTGCCAGTATCGTTAATATCTTTATTGGCAGCACCGTGATGCAGATGGTGATCTCCGCACTAGCAATCATCATCTTCCTTGGATTGACTGCCTATGACACGCAAAAGATTCGTGAAGAACTTTCAGTAGAAACTAGTGATAGTGCAGAAGTACGTGGCGCATTGACCTTGTACATGGACTTTATTAACTTGTTTATTAATCTGTTACAGTTATTTGGTGATCGTAAATGATCCGTGAGTTTATCAATATCGTAGAAGGTTTAAAAATCACCGATGACTGGTTTAAGGGAGGGTTTCAAACCTTTAAAAAACCAGCAAAAGAAAAATACGAAATTGCAAAAGAACCCGGAACGATTGATACATTAGAGGGTCCTGTAAAATATGATACAGGGTTTTATATTATGACTGGTCCAAAAGGTGAGAAATATCCTATTACTCCTGAAAAGTTCTGGTCATTAAAGAATGACCTCGGTAATGGTGTTTGTACTCCTAAGCCAATTATTAAAGTTGCCAAAGTAGCTGATCACTCCGGATCAGTTGACACAAGCTGGGGTGAGAAGTTACACTATAATCCAGGCGAAGATGTTATTGTTCGCCACGGTGAAAATGATTATGGTGTAATCAAAAAAGACATCTTTGCACAAACATACGAGAAAATATAATGGCACAAAGAGCAAAATATTGGAGTTGCAGTCCGTTCGCTGACTGGATCCGCGGCATTGAAAAAGGCGGAGCCAAGACTGGTCGCGGCTGGCGTGATTGGGAAATTGACGCAAAAACAAAGTATCCTGTTCGTTACTGGATTGCTGAAGAGGCCCTGGACGCAGTTCAAAACTTTATTTGGTGGCCTGTAGATAAAATTTATGATGTTAAGTACTATATTAATAACCGTTGGGTTAGTCGCACTCATAGTCTCACTGCTCACCCTAGGGACATCAAGCCCGGGCAGTGGCAGGATGTTGGTAACAGGTTTCTACCCTGCTTGTTCAACGAACTTGTTGACTTCGTTGAAATAGAAACAGCTTGGAGTCATATCGCTTGGAGCGACAAAAAAGACACCGCAAAATACAATCCTCCGTTCTGGGCAAGTGGTTGGTTCCGTTGGCGTGTATGGCGTTGCCCCGAAGCCGGTCTGGACCACTTGGACTGGGCAATGACTTTGACCAATAACGACTGGTGCGAACCAGATGATCCAGAATATGGCAAGGCTACTCCACAAGCAGAAAGTGCCAAGGAGATCAAAGAACTTTATCTGTGGTGGAAGGAAGTTTATCCTAATCGACCTGATCCGCACGATGTTAGTGGATGGACTGCCTACTGTGAAATGCGTAGACAGCGAGGCGATCACATGTTAGACCTTGCAGATAAAACGCCCGAGGAGGCCGAAATGGCTCGTGTTGCACTAGACAAAACACAAGAAATTGAACAACTGTACGAAGCAGAAGATGAAGCCATGATGATTCGTTTAATTAAAATTCGTGGGCGTCTTTGGACTTAATACCCAAGTATTACTTTTTAAACTCTTAAAAGTGTTGCCCAAAAGCAACACTTTTTTTGTCTATTTTTTCAGCAATTTGCCCGTAATTTGACCAAAAATTCCATTTAATATACAATACATACATAGAGTAAACAAACAGGAGTTAAAGATGTCAGCAAAATTACTAGCTCGTTTCCAACGCCGTGCAGAATCAGAAACTGCTCGACTTGATAAGTTCAAAGTAGACTTCGACAAAGACCCTGCCTATGCTTTTGTGTGGAGTTGTGATGCTTTCCGCAGTGCGGCCACTCTTAAAGTGCTGAATCAAATTATTGTGGCATTGGAAGCAGGTCATGCTGACATAGACAACATTAAATCTACAATGTTGGATCGTGTGCTACATGGTAGCAAATATCCCAGTCACAGCACCAGCCCAACTAGCAACCTTATGGAACAATATGAGTTGTCAGCCTGTGCGTCAATTCTGTCAGATTTGCAGTACATGGATTAATTGACACAAAACGGTTGTCCAAAAAATCCATTTAATATACAATACATACATACAGTAAACAAACAGGAGCAAAAAATGGGCTTTGAAAAACGTGTTTTAGATGTTGCCAAAGAGTGCGGTATTGAAGATGCTCACTTTTACGAAGGTACCATGTTCTTTGGTATCAACGATGTTACCCTTGGCATGGTTGACGATTTTGTTGAAACTGTTAAAAAATCATTCGCTACTAAGCCGCTAGTCAGCAATGCTGGCAACGAAATTGCCGTAGATTTTACATAAAACGGTTGTCCAAAAAATCCATTTAATATACAATACATACATACAGTAAACAAACAGGAGCTGGTATGAAAGAACTTAAAGCCTACGTAGAACAGAAAAATCGCTGGAACGCAATCTTTAAAGGCAAGCAATACGAAATCCAAACGGCCCAAGGTCGCCAGGCAGTTGCTGACAGTTTGGATTCTGATCTTAGCCCTGAAAACTTGACTTGCGACGGCGAACTGCCACGTAGTCAGGTGCAAGCCAAATATCGTCAACTAACCAAGGCCGCAGAGCAGTTGATCACACTAGACTCTAGTGTCAAGATGTACGAATTTAGTGTATAAAACGGTTGTCCAAAAAATCCGTTTAATATACAATACATACATACAGTAAACAAACAGGAGTTCAAGATGGAATACTACGATAGCAAATATGGTATGTTTACCCGTGCTGGCGACTTTGCAGTAGACATGATTGTTGAACTGGCAAAACAATGCCAATGGTCTTGGGCCGATACTTATCGTGCAATGACCAAGGCCGCTGACGCCAATCCCGAAATTGGCGAAATTATGGATACCGCAGTTCGTGAAGTCATTTACGACTTGGTTGTTCCTGCTCATGATCAAGATTTTTACATCTAAGATTTGCAGGTTAATTCGTGAAATTGTACAATACAAGTACATTAATTTTTTAAGGAGTATTTCTAATGTCAGTGACTGAAAATCGAACCGTAACTACCCAATCTGCTCGTAACAGTATTTTGCGGTGCTTCCAGGCCAAACTTCCTGTGTTCCTCTGGGGCCCACCCGGCATTGGTAAGTCGGAATTGATCGCCGGTATCACCGAAGAGCTTGGTGGACTAATGATTGACCTGCGTATGCCTTTGTTGGAGCCCACAGATCTTCGTGGTATTCCGTTCTATAACAAAGAAATTAACAAAATGGATTGGGCTCCTCCAATCGACTTGCCCGACGAAGAAACTGCCAGCCAGTATCCGCTTGTGGTCTTGTTCCTGGACGAGATGAATGCGGCGGCACCTGCTGTACAAGCATCTGGTTACCAATTGGTGCTTAATCGACAAGTTGGCAAGTATAAACTGCCCAAGAATGTAGTTATCGTTGCCGCGGGTAACCGTGAAAGCGACAAAGGTGTTACTTATCGTATGCCTACTCCGCTTGCCAATCGTTTCATCCACCAAGAACTTCGTGTAGATTTTCCAAGTTGGGAAAAGTGGGCCGTGGTGAACCGTGTTCACAAAGATGTGGTTGGTTACATTAGTTTTGCCAAGCAAGATCTATTTGACTTTGATCCTCGTAGTTCTAGCCGTAGTTTTGCTACACCACGTTCATGGACTTTTGTAAGTCGCTTCTTGGATGATGAAAGCATCTCCGACGACACACTTACAGATCTGATTGCAGGTACAGTAGGAGAAGGTCTTGCTGTCAAGTTCATGGCGCACCGTAAGGTGGCAGGCAAGATGCCCAAGCCCGAGGACATTTTGTCAGGCAAGGTCAAAGAGCTCAAGACTAAAGATATTAGTGCCATGTACTCGTTGACTGTTAGTATGTGCTACGAGCTCCAAGACAGCTTTAAAACACTTGGTGCCGCTAACAAGCTGGACGACTGGCACAAACAGAGCGAATGCTTTTTGCGTTTTATGATGGATAATTTTACCACTGAACTGGTTGTTATGGGTGCTCGTGTTGCACTTACTACATACAATCTTAAATTGTTGCCCGGCAAACTGCCTAGCTTTGATGAATTCCATCAACGATTTGGCAAGTACGTGATTGCCGCGGCGGCCAAGTAAGGTTCGCTAGCTAGTCACTGGCAGGAGGCAGGAGCAATCTGTAAGTCCTCCATTTAACATGACACGAAAATCAATTTATTGTACAATAACTATATTAACAAGGAGTTCATATGTCTAATACCACTGTCATCGATCGTTCAAAAGAAAAGACCAAAACCGACCCCAAAGTCGATGCCCGAGTGCGTGATAAATTGGTTACTGCTCGTGTTGCGCTTCTTCTAAAGGCTCCGTTTTTTGGTAACTTGGCTACACGTTTTAAAATTATCAACGCCGATGACTGGTGCCCTACTGCGGCAACTGACGGTCGCCACTTCTACTATAATAGTCAATTTGTTGACATGCTAAGTTTACGAGAAACAGAATTCCTGTTTGGTCACGAAGTCCTTCATGCAGTATATGATCACATGGGACGTCGTGGAGATCGCGAGCCACGCCTTTGGAATATTGCCGACGACTATTGCGTCAATGCAGATTTGATCAAATACAAAATTGGCGAGAAAATTACCAAAGTTGGCTGTTTGTACGATCCTAAATTTGCCGACAAGAGTGCAGAAGAAGTTTACGACTATTTGTTTGAGAATGCCGAGAAGATCAATATCGAAGAGCTGGCTAAACAATTGCTCGACGAGCACATGGATGGTGACGGCGATGGTGAAGGCGAAGGTGGCGATGGTGACAAGGATGGCAAAGGTCGCCCTCGTCTCAGCGAAGAAGAGAAGAAACAGATTCGCGACGAGATTAAACAGGCTGTTATTACCGCGTCACAAACTGCAAGTGCCGGAGACTTGCCAGCTGGTGTTCGACGTCTTGTCAAGGATCTTACTGCTCCGGTCATGAACTGGCGAGAACTGTTGGAGCAACAGATCCAAAGTACAGTTAAAAGCGATTTTAGTTGGATGCGGGCAAGCCGCCGAGGCTGGCACATGGATGCCATCATGCCGGGCATGATGCCCGGTACCCAGATCGACGTTGTAGTTGCCATTGACATGTCTGGCAGTATCAGCGACCAAGACTGCAAAATCTTCTTGAGTGAGATTAAAGGTATCATGGAGTCATATGATGAATACAAAATCCATGTACTAACTTGGGACACTGAGACTTATAACCCGCAAGATTTTACATCCGACAATATGGCAGACATTGCCGAGTACGATGCTCAAGGTGGTGGTGGAACCGATCCTCATTGCGTTTGGGATTACTTGATTGAACAAGGCATGGAGCCCAAGAAACTAATTATGTTTACAGATTATTGTTTCTTTGGCTGGGAACCAAACCGTGTTAAAGATTACTGCGATACTGTTTGGGTTATTAAAAACAATGCAGATGCCGAGCCCGAGTTTGGTGTTTGGGCCAACTATGATGAGGTTGCCAAGTAATGTATATCCTAGCCGCAGAAGAAATCAAAGCTCTTAAGCCTAAGCA